TTCTATTAATAGATCTTGATCAGGTTGATTAATATACTCAGGATAAGGATTTACATTAAATAGATTAATATATTCTTCTTCTTTCATTTATTTACTCCTATATTAAAAATAAGACTTGACAAAGGATTAAAAGTGTGTATAATGCTTAAATGTTAAATATAAGCATATCAGAGAACTTTCCTAAAGACAAGAGAAAAAATAGGTAGAATAACAACTTTACCTAGAAAACCATCTGTAAGAGAAATACCTACTAATAGTTTCTTTCTAGAGAATTGGTATAAAATAAGTCCTTATGTAGTTATGTATAAATTAAAAGGAACTTAATTAATATGAATTTGATTAATGAGCTAAAAGATCGTATTAAAGAACATAAAGAAAGAACTTATACTTCTGAAGGAGAATATAGTTCTGAAGTAGAATATGAAGAAGTTCAACATAATCAATTAACATTAAAGGAAATATAATGAATTATGATCATAACAAACAAGATAGTTATAATGGAATAATGGGTTCTCCTATGGATGCTAAGAAACATCCTGCCCATAAGATCTCTCATCCTCATGGTAATCATGGAACTCTACCTGATGTAGGTTCTCATGATAATTCATCTGGTAGGTCTTCTATAGGATCTCCTCTTCTTCAAGGACAGGCTGATAGCGGAGCTCCATCAGGGATGCCTATGTAAATGACTGATCTAAAGGAAACAGTTAATGAAATGAAGAAACAATCTAGAGATCGTCAAATGAAGAATAGAGCTCTAATCCATAATGCCTTCCCTGCTCAAGGATCAGAGACAGCTCCTTCTAGTTCTATGAGTATGCCTCCTGGTAAGGAAGGTCAAGGTATGACTCCAGAAGTCCAACCTTCAACAACTAACCCAGGATCCTATTCAGGATATTCTGGGGGTAACTACTCTTCTAGTCAGGATCCTCAATAATGACATATTCAACAGGACAACCATATGGAGATAGTCCTCCCTCTACTGGTCTATCTAAAGTATCCGGTGTTAGTATCGATAGTTATAACCTCCCTATAGTCGATGTAAACAAACAACGAAGGAATTTCCCTTGCTATGAAGTCAACCAATACTTCACGTTACAAGACATTCAGTCCGGAGATACTGAAGGAACTACTGACACAGATGCAGAGACCCATGGACCAGCCTACGACAAAGGAGAATCCGGATATACAAAGACCTACAAAGCCTATAAGAATGCCTCTAGAAGTAAAGGCGGTACCGTAGGTTCTATTAAAGCTCTTGGCAGAGGTCGATGAGATCTAAACAAATACACGAAGGTTACGTAATGATAGATCATAGAGCTTCTCCTGGTCTATCTGAAAAGGAAGCCTTATCCTTAGGTTACAATCCTTCTCACGTATCCGAAGGACAATTATTCGAAGCTAAAACTAATCATTGTAATCACTGTGGAACAGTCGTAATAATCAATCCTCTTCGTACGAGAGAAAGATCTTATTGTTCTTATTGTGATAAATATATCTGTGATAACTGTGGTATCAGTCTAAAATTACCAGATTATGTACATAAAACTTATCAACAACAACTAGAAGAAAGTCATACTTTCTATTCAAATCAAGGAAATAATTACTAATGGCTAAACGATCGTTTAATACATTTGGACAGACTTGGACTCAGACTGCATTAGCTACTAACCTAGCTAATGGTACTTATATGGCTATGGTCGGATCTTCGACTACTCAGATTACAGATATCTTAGAAGTTCTCATCTCAGGTACTTCTGCTGCATCTGCCGTCGGTGCATTCGCTTATATCCCCATTTCTACTGCTCAGGCAGGTGGTGCTACAGCTCTAGCAGCTCCCAACTCCGATGGTCCTATCCAATCTAATGCAACTCCAGTAATCAATACTACGTATGTTGCTGCTACGACTAACGGACCTCAAGCATCCAATGGTATTACAGCACCTAAGATTAACTTAGGTCTTAACTGTTTCGGTGGTATCATACGATGGAATGCAGCTCCTACTCAACAGTTTACCATGATTGGTAATGCTGTCTTTGCTGCAGGTACTCCAGTCACCTTCGGTCAATCAGTTCTTATGAACATGACTGCTGGTACAGGTGCATCAGTTACTGCCAACGCACACGTCATATACGAACCTTACTGAGCTTTATGCTTTGTGGTGGGCTTATAACTGTAACTGTTTCAGTCTCAACAGGCAATATAGCTGATATGAGTCTATTGAAAAATGTTGCAGGTCAGAACGTTACATTCGGATTAATTAACGTAAGTACCGATGCTCCACTAACAGGGCTGGGTTCTTCAGTGACAATTAATATATCTAAAGATGGTGGTGCTCAAGCTACAGGAGCAGGAACCATAACAGAATTGGGACACGGGGCGTATAACTATGCCCCAACCCAGAGTGAAACTAACGCTAATTGTGTTAGTTTCTTACTAACTCCTACTAGTGCAATCCCAGAGAACCTTATGTTCTTAACTGGAGGATTACATAAAAATGTAGCAAATCAACATGTTACATTTGTAATGTTTTCTCAATCCGGTGTAGCGGATACTGGAGCTACTGTATCTGTCTTTACTACAAAAGATGGAGGAGCTCAAGCAGCTGGAGGAGGAACAGTAACCAATCTAGGTCTAGGTCAATATGACTATTTACCTACGCAAGCAGAAACTAACGGAACCAACGTATCGTTTCTCTTTACAGCAACAAGTGATGTAATTCAAAACGTCTCAATCTTTACGGTACCTTAATGAAAAAATGGAAATATATAACTAGTTTTGTTGTTGCACTGGGATTATCCGTAGGCTTAGTCTCCGCTCAACCCGTTATAACACCTCCTACTTTTGCAACTCATGTTTTCACGCCCTTACATCTATTTTATATGTCGCCTACAGGAAGCGATGCTGCTAATGGATTAACACCTGCAACAGCATGGGCTACTCCGAATCATAATCTTGTTTGTGGTGATGTGATTATAGCTGCTTCTGGTACTTACAATGGAGATTTCTCTACGTGGGGAACCGTATCTAGTTGTCCATCAACTAGTGGTGGAGTGGATGGGACTGGAGGTATTCAGGCTGCTGTTCTTCTTTGTGGAGGTACGGATCTAGGTGCTAATGGCTGTAAGATTAACTGTGCTACTGGAGCCTGCAATACTGGTGCAGGGGATGGAACGCATGGAAATGCTGTTAAAGCAGTAATGCAATTAAACAAAAATAATTGGTCTATTCAAGGGTGGCAAGGTAATGGTAATGGTACTACAGGACGTGGATTCCAGATGGATACATGTCTTAGCAGTACACAAATTGTTCATCACGTGTCTGTGATAAACAGTATAATTATTAATGCTAACCAAGGATTAGGTGCTACTGGCTGTCTTCACGATGGAACTGCTGTTCCCGGTAACGGTTTCGACTATACAGCGTGGGTTGGAGTTATTGTAGAGAACGCTGCTCAGGATAGTATTTGTTTAGGTGCGGTTGACATCGTCGGTCCTGCCAATTTCGATACTAATTCTGGCACTCATATGTACATTAAGGATACTTTTGTCTCGAGTTCATTTGCAACTCCATGTATTACAATTTCTGACGCTGAAGGTATACTATTAGATACCTTAGATGGCCATGCTTATTCAGGTCAGATTGTTATTGATAATAACGCAGCATGGAATAATATGCGTAATTGCATTCAAGTATTTTATCAAAACTATCACAATACTACTCCAATAATTAATATTCATAATAATAGTTGTTATAATAATTTGACTAATGTCGGTAACGATGGTGGTGGAGCGGAAATAAATACTAATAATTCAAATCAAGGTGGTCTGAATATTGGCATACCGTGGACAACCACAATCCAGAAAAATATAGCTAGAAATACACATGATCTTTCAGATAGCACGACAAAACATATTGTTGCTCTGGTTTCTGGAGGTAATCCAGCATCTACAGCTATGACAATAGGTGGAACAGGTACTGAAAACGTTTTTCTTAGTTCATCTACGGTTGCTCTTGGAACATGTGATTCTACTAAAAGTGCATGTGAATTTAATAGTAATAGTTTCGGAACAAATATTTATGTGAATCCAAACTATGCCAATGAGTCTGACCTTAACACTAATTGGCTTGGAGCTCCTGATTGTACAGGATTTCCCAGCACAACTAGATGTATGGGATATAATCCGTTAACTTCAACTCTTACGCCTAATACGCCTATTGCCGATCTTCAAGCATCATGTACTGGGTGTTCTGGTAAAGGTTACCAATTGCCAACTACAGTATGTAACACGAATGCTGAATTTCCAGCATACTTGAAAAATTTAGTCAGACTGAGTTGGAATAGCAGCAATTCAACTATTACCCAGGTATATGATCTCTCAACCGTCAAATGCGGATCATGACTCCTACCACAGGTAGTAAAGTTGGAATAATTTACTCGACTGGTAAGAAACATGTTCGTGGTCATATCTATGTAGATAGTGATGCTGAATGGCCTACTATCCAAGCTAATTTACCGGCTGGTTGTAGTATTGTTTTTGTTCCTATGTCTTCACATATTGCCGGTCCTAATCAGTTTTATACAGATTTAGCAACTGCTGTTGGTCTTCCTACTATGGCACAACAGTTTACTGATCCTCGTTGTGTCGTTATTGACAATATTTCGAATATAGTCGAGAAGATTATTATGGCTGACGATAGTATGGATACGATGCAAGGCAAGACTTTGATCAATCATCAGTCAGCTCAAGTCGGGGATGTCTATGATCCTATTTTGAAACAGTTCACACGAGCATCAGTTATATTACCTATTAAACTTCCTGATCGTCCTATAGCAATAACCACTACAGTTCAGGTATTTTCTTGAGCGTTGCTTATATTCTTTCAGGTACTACTAGTTTTCTAATTCCTGGAACACTTCAGTTAGTTGAATGTATTGGTGCTGGTGGTGCTGCACAAGAAGCAAATAATACGAATGGTGCAGGTAGCGCAGGTGGTGGTGGAGCTTATTCATCAAACAATAATGCGACATTCTTATTACTAAGTGGTACCAAAACTGTTCAAGTTGGTGCAGGTGGAACCACAACTGGACTTACGGGTACTGATACTTATTTTAATGCGACTTCTTTAGCAATTGCCGTTACTAATGGTGTAACTGTTAGTGTAGGCGCACAAGGTGGTCAAGGAGGTAAGACAGCTTCAACAGGGTCGGGTGCTGGTGGTGCATCAGGATCAGGTGTCGGAACTACAGTATTCAGCGGTGGCGCAGGCGGTGCCTGGAATATTGGCGGTAATATCGGCGGTGGTGCTGCAGCAGGCTCTGGTGGAGTCGGTGGTGCTGGGGGTGCTGGTGTAAATAATGATGCCCCATCTGGTGGAGGTGGTGCAGGTGGTTCAGCAGGTGCAGGTAATATAGGCGGTACGCCTACAGCTACGACTGGTGGTGTTGGAGGTAATAACGCAGCAGGTGCAGGAGGTGGAACTCCTGGAGGTACAACAACAGCTGGAGGTACTGCAGGTACTGCAGGCGGAGGTGGAAGCGGATCAGGTCCAACTGCTACAGCTAATGCTGGAGGTGTAGGTGGTCCAGGAACAGATTGGGATGCTACACACGGTCCTGGAGGCGGTGGTGGAGGCACAGGTAGCGGAGTATCTGGTTCGGTAACAGTAGGTGCTAATGGAGGTCTCTACGGCGGAGGAGGAGGTTCGGCCGGTAATGCTACTGACACTTCATTTGGACATGGTGCTAATGGAATTATTCGAGTAACGTTTATAGGATCAGGTGGGCCTGCAAATCAATTTGATTGGCCTCTTCCAAGAACATATTCAAGACCTGACGAAACATATATATTCTATTCAGAACGTCTAGTTAATTTACCTAATCCTATACCAAAGAATCAGTTTGACTGGCCTCTTACTAGAGGTAATCCCAGACCAGATGAAAATTATATCTGGTTTTCAGAAAGAATAGTCAATCTCCCTAATCCTAAGCCCATCTTACAATCAGATTATCCCAATCCATCTAGAATTACTTGGTATCAAAATTGGTTAGAGGCAGGTAATGTTCAGTTACCTTTCCCAACTCCATTATTACCATTAGATCAAACTAATATCAGATCTAATATTTGGTACAGAGATTGGAATCAAAATCTTCTACAAACTACTTTAGGTATAATACAAAATCCTTTCTTCCAAACAGATTGGTCTTTACCTAAACAAGTACAGCAACCAATACAGACTTGGTTATTTTTCTCTGAACAGTTAGTAAATCTGCCTAATCCTCAACCTTTTAGTCAGACTAATTGGCCTAATCCTATTCCATTACCTAGAATAGATCCTACATGGATATTTGTATCCAATGAACCAACTATTTATCCACCATTTTATTGGGATTATGAGAATCCAATCAGAGTAATTTGGTATAGGGACTGGAATAACAATCTACAACAAGTTCCTTTCACACCAGTATCTACACCATTCTCTCAGACGGATTGGCCAAATGCTCAACGTATAATATGGGATAGATTCTGGTTTCAAAGTCCAGTTCAATCAATTCCTCAAAATCCATTCTTTCAGTCTGATTGGCCTTTAGCTAGAATATATTCTCCGATACAACAATGGTGGGTAGACTTTAATTCACAGTTACCGTTACCTGTACCGTTTTTTCAGAATGTGGATTCTCCTCTTCCAGTAGTTAATAGACCAATAGATCCTACTTGGTTACAAAATTTATCTGAATTCTTACAATCTGAAACATTTCCTTTTGTACAGAGTGATTGGAAGAATCCTTACCCAGTATATTGGTATAGAGATCATAATCAAAATTTAGTAATTTATATACCAACAGGTGCCTTACCATTTAGTCAATTTGATTGGCCTCTTACTAAAGCACCTAAACCACTAGATCAATTCTTCTATCAAGCTTTAGTTCTTAATTTACCAGAACCGCCTACACCTCCTACTATTATATCTTCTGGTCGACAGATTACTGAAGCAGAAGTAATGGCTGAAGTAGCTCAATGGTGGAAAAGACAAGAAGAATCAATAAAGCCTAAATTATTAACATTCAGTGATATGGGGAAGATGGGTGGCAGACCAAGAAAACATTCATAGTATTGGAGGTTATGCTAGAGCAGCTAAATTAAGCCGTAAGCATAGATCTGCAATAGCGACTAAAGCCGCAAGCACTAGATGGAATAGTGCAGAGAAGCCGCAAGCAAGGCGTATGCATGCCCGCGGGATATGAAAAGATAAGAGACTCCTTTATTCGTAAAGGTATGTCTACTAAAGCAGCAAAGACTAAAGCTGCTAAAATATGGAATTCAAAACATAAAGGCAAATCAGCCGTAGGAAGAGGAAAATAATGGTTCAATATATGAGCGATGGAGGTATCGCAGGTTTCTACAATACTGTAGCAGCCGCTACTACTGCCCAACAGAAATTAAGTGCTACCCAAGGTGGATCTACAGGTACTGTAGGGGATTACCTAGAAAGTTTAGTAGTTACAGCAGGTGCTGCAACTACAGGCACAGTAACGCTTAATGACGGAAATGTTACTATTCTTACTTTTACTCCAACAGCTAACACGACTACTTATTTTCCTTTAAGAGTATATGCTAAAGTTACTACAACTCCAGGATGGTCTGTTGCTTCAGGAGCTGCTGCAACTACTTCTTCTGTTATAGCAGTAGGTAAATTCTCTTAACATATGATTGTCTGGGAAATAAGTCTAGGGACTATAGTAACCCTTATAACGTTACTATTTGTCGCATCAGGTTTTTATTGGAAGACAACATTCGACGCTAAGGAAATTAAAAGTGATATCAGAGACATTAAAGAAGATATTAAGATTTTGAATCAAGTGATTATCAGTTCTGCTATTTTAACTAAAGATGTAAGTTATTTAAGAGAAAGAATAGAACTTTTTGAACGTAGATTTGATAAAGTATTAGATTATCTTCGTAAAGGTGGACACGAAATTGGGTCGACCTAAGGGTAGTCTAAATAAATCTAAAGTTAAATTATCTGATGTAAGAGCAGATCGTAAGTTCCTTGCTGAATCTTCTTTAATAGAATTTATTAACTTAGTTCACCCTAAAAGAGTTTTAGGTAATATTCATAGAGAAGTAATTAGTTGGTGGTGTAAACAAGATTCTCATTCTCATCAATTATTACTCTTACCTAGAGATCATATGAAATCTACTCTTTTAGCTTATAGATTAGCTTGGGAGTTAACTAAAGATCCAACTTTAAGGATTCTACTTATATCCAGTACTTCTAACTTAGCTATTAAACAACTTAAGTTTATTAAAGATATTTTAACTAACGATACGTATAGAATCTATTGGCCAGATATGGTCGAGAAAGAGGAAGCTAAACGTGAGAAATGGACAGAAAGAGAAATCTCAATTGATCATCCCTTACGAAAGGCAGAGTCAGTCAGAGACCCATCCATATTTACTGCTGGTCTTACTAGCAATATTGTCGGTCTCCATTGTGACATTGCCGCTCTGGATGATGTGGTTGTTGAGTCCAACGCCTATTTAGAAGATGGTCGAGAGAAGGTACAAAGTCAATATTCTCTTCTATCCTCGATAGAGACGGTAAATGCAAGAGAATGGGTGGTCGGGACTAGATACCATCCTAAAGATTTATATTCTAGTCTACAAGATATGGAGATTGAAGATTACGATGAATTGGGCAATGTTTCCAACGCAACACCCTTATTTGAGGTATTTGAACGACAGGTTGAATCAGTTGGTGATGGCACAGGAGAATTCCTATGGCCGAGACAACAAAGAACAGACGGACGATGGTTCGGTTTCGACAGTAAAATCCTGGCCACAAAAAGAGCACAGTACATTAACAAAGTACACTTTAGGGCCCAGTACTATAACGATCCGCACGACATCGATTCGTCCGCAATTAAACGAGATCTGTTCCAATACTACAATCCAGCCTTCCTCGGACAGAAAGATGGAAGATGGTTCTTTAAGAACGAACGACTCAACGTTGTCGCAGCCGTCGATTTCGCGTATTCGTCAGGGAAAAGGGCGGATCACTCAGCGATAGTAGTCGTCGGAGTAGATGGTAAAGGTAACTACTTTATCTTAGATATAGATAGATTTAAGACAGATAAGATATCTGATTACTTTAATAGAATATTAAAACTACATGAGAAGTGGGCTTTCCATAAGCTAAGAGCTGAAGTCTCTGTAGCTCAACAAGTTATAGTCAGAGATCTTAAAGACAATTATATTAGACCCTTTGGTCTGTCTCTCTCTGTAGAAGAATATCGTCCTAGCCGATGGCAAGGATCTAAAGAAGAACGTATTCAAGCTACTTTAGAACCTAAGTATTCTAATCTACAGATGTGGCATTATGCAGGTGGTAATTGTCAAACATTAGAAGAAGAGCTTATCTTTACTAATCCTGCTCATGATGACATAAAAGATGCTTTAGCTGCAGCAGTAGACTTTGCTGTAGTTCCTTTAGATATATTTAGAATGAAGAAAGATGCTCAAACAGTGTTTCAATTTCATAGTAAGTTCGGTGGTGTGACTTGACTGGTAAAGTACTAGAACTTCATAATGTAATACAACCAGATATGTTAGCTACCCGTATTACTGAGAAATGGGTAGAATGGGAGACATTACGTCAGGTAAAGAAGAATGATTGGGAAGAAGTTAGACGTTACGTCTATGCTACAGATACTACTCAAACTACTAACAACCAACTTCCTTGGAAAAATAAGACTACTGTTCCCAAGTTATGTCAAATAAGAGACAATCTATATTCAAACTATACAGCTACTCTCTTTCCACAACGTAAGTGGTTGACATGGGAAGCTAATGAAAGAGATTCTAATTCCAGAGATAAACGAGATTCTATAACCAATTATATGGCTTGGGTAGTCTCTCAACCATCTTTTAAGCATGAGATGGATAAGATTATCATGGATTATATAGATTTTGGTAACTGCTTTGGTACCGTTGAATGGATGGATCAAAGAGTGCAGTTACCTGATAAAACACAGGTAGGATATGTAGGTCCAGCAGTCAGACGGATCTCTCCTCTTGACATTGTCTTCAATCCTACAGCAGAGAACTTCTATCAGTCTCCTAAGATTGTCCGTAGTATCATATCTATGGGGGAACTCAGAGACTATCTCCAGCGGATGTCTACTGATGAGAATAGAACTCGTTATACAGAGTTATTTGACTATTTAAAGAACATTAGATTCCATGCTAGAACATTCCAAGGAGATTGGATTCAGAGAGATCATCTCTTTGCAATGGATGGGTTTACTTCATTCAGATCTTACTTATTACAAGATTTCGTAGAGATATTAACTTTCTACGGTGATTATTATGATTACATCAATGACATCTTCGAAAAGAACCGTGTAATTACCATAATAGATCGCCATAAGTTAATATCCAACGAACCAGGTCCTTCATACTTTGGTTATGCTCCTATATTCCATGTTCCATGGCGTAAGAAGCAAGATAACCTATGGGGTATGGGACCATTAGATAATTTAGTCGGTATGCAATATAGAATGGATCATATTGAAAACATGGGAGCAGATGTCTGGGATTTAGTAACATTCCCAGTACAGAAGGTTAAGGGCTTCGTAGAAGACTTTACATGGCAACCAGGTGAGAAGATCTTTGTATCGGATGAAGGAGATGTAGAATTAGTAACACCCGAAGTAAACGTCATGCAAGCCGACATGAAGATAGAACGTCTAGAACAATTGATGGAACAAATGGCAGGCGCCCCTCGAGAAGCAATGGGGTTCCGATCGCCAGGAGAGAAAACTAAATATGAAGTTCAACGTCTAGAGAATGCTTCTTCTCGTATTTACAGTAATAAAATTAAACAGTTTGAAGAACAAGAAGAAGAACCTCTATTAAACAGCCTCCTAGAGCTCGCTAGACGCAATATGGTAGGTGCTACGACAATTAAGGTATTTGATGATGAGTTTAAATTAGCTACCTTCCAGACGCTTACAGTCGATGATATAACAGGTATAGGACGTATTAAACCTGTAGCTGCTAGACACTTCGCAGAACAGGCAGAACTTATCCAGAATCTTACTAATCTCACTCAATCTAATCTATGGCCCATAGTACAACCTCACTTTTCAGGGGTTAAACTTGCCAAGATATTAGAGAAGACATTCAACTTAGAAGACTTTGAAGTGGTTACTCCTTACATAGCCTTAGCTGAACAGGCAGATGGTCAGAAACAAGCTCAAGCTTTGGAAGAGCAGATGCATCAATCTACTATGACTGCAACAGGTTTAGGTAATGACTTCGACATTGGACAGAATCCACCTCAAGTTCAACCAGGACAACAGAATCGATGAAGACCGAAGCATTGCAAATACAAGAGAAGTTAATAAAAGATGAACCTTTAACTAGAATAGATAGAAACTTTCTTATTGGTTTCATTTACTTCGCATTAGAGTTTCAAGAATACATAAAAGGTACGACCCAACCTAGGAGAGAATAATGACCGATATTCTAGACGAAACAAGTTTAACCCAGATTGATCCTGATAGAAAGTATCTTCAAGATCTAGTTGGAGAAGATAAAAAGTTTAAATCTAACGAAGACCTTGCTAGAGGCAAACATATTTCAGATTCATATATAACTTTGTTAGAGAAGCGTTTAGATGCTTCTAGACAAGAATATATGGATCTAAACCAGCAGTATAATGCTAGGGCGAAGATAGAAGAGTTGCTAGACCAAATGGCAGTTCAACGTTCAAGTAGCGAACAACCCATAGTGAAAGACGATAAAATACAAGCCCCTCAATTTGATCCTAAACAGTTAGATGTTCTCATTTCTAATAAAATATCAGAGAATGAAACAGCTAAACGTCAGCAAGACAACGCTAACTTTGTAAGGGATAAAATTATAAAAGAATATGGTTCTGATTATCAGAACATAGTCAATAGACAAATCAATGAATTAGGACTGACTAGAGAGGAATTCAATAGTATGGCTCGTATACAACCTAAGGTCTTACTTAGATCTCTAGGTCTAGATGAACAGATTAAACAAGATCCTTTCCGTTCCCTTCCTCAATCTCAACAGAGAACAACTACGACTGGACCTACAGTAGAAAAACGTACTTGGGCTTATTATCAAGATTTGAAGAAGAAAGATCCTTCTCGTTGGTTATCTAAAGATATAGCCGTTCAAATGCATAATGATGCTATCGCCTTAGGCGAAGACTTCAGAGATGGAGATTATTACGCATATGGACATACTTAATTAAAATTAAAAGGAACAAACTCATATGGCAGGTTTTATGGATGCCAATACTCAGTTCCTAGTTAGAACTAATCTTTGGTCTCGTCAGATCAAAGAACTCTTACTAGATGAGCTGAATGCTATGAAGTTTGTCCGTATTTTATCTGACTTCCCCGATGGCTATACGTTAAATATTCCGTCGATTGGTGAAGCTACTGAACAAGACTTTACTGAAGGTCAAGCAATTAAATACTCTGCGATGGATACTGGTAACTTTACCTTCTCCTTCGATCAGTATAAATATTCTGCTAATGCCATCTCAGAGAAGTTCAAGAGAGACAGCTACTATGCTTCTGATGTTATCGCCGCCTTCGTGCCTCGACAACATCGAGTCTTAATGGAAGGCGTGGAAACACGTATTCTTGCTCAAGCTAATAACGGACAGACTGCTTCTAACCCCAATATCATTAACTTGGCTGACCATCGTTTCGTCGCCACAGGTATCAATACTGGTCTGGCTTTACCAGACTTTGCTCGTGCACAGTATGCCTTAACAAAGGCTAACGTGCCTCTGACTAATTTAGTCGGTATTATTGATCCTAGTGTCGCTTATACGATTCAGACTCAAGCTAACCTTGTTAACTTACTCTCTCCGATGCCTATGTGGGAAGGTGTAGTGAAAGACGGTGCAGTTAGTGGATTTAAGTTTAGGTTCAATCTTTATGGATTCGATCTTTACGTATCTAACTATCTCCCTGCAATCGCTTCAGAAACGATTAGTGGTACTGCTGTAACCAGTGGTGTTGCTAATTACTTCTTCTCAGCAGCTCCAGGAGATACGTTACCATGGGTTGGTGGTTTCCGTCAGATGCCGACCGTCTACTCGGAGTTCAATAAAGATCTCCAGCAAGAGGAATATCTGACTATCACCGAGTATGGTTTCAAGCTTTATCGGCCTGAAAACATGGTCACCATCTTAACCGCTACTGGCGTTGTGCCGAGCTAATAAGGAGGTAACATCATGGTTGCTGGCTTTTGGTATAATCAGGATGGTCTACCCATCCAATACGGCACTCAGAAGGCCGTATCCGACACCGGTGGTGATTATCTCACCTATGGTGAAACTAGAGAAGTAGAGATGTTTATTCCTCTGGTCCCTATGCAACAGGGTTCAGGAAATAATCCTCTCATTGCTGCTGCTCCTACTACGTTCTCCGGAACTGGTACGTTTGCACAAGCAGGTATTACTTCTCCTAATGTTCAAATTCCTCTGCAAATAACTGCTCCTATTACTACTACTACAGGTGGCAATTTAGTTTTCAACAATACCAACATCTTCTTTGAACAGGTAGAAATTGAAACCTTAGTTGGTGCTGCTGGTGGGACTAGTATTGCGGTTGGACTAGTGGTTACCACTCCTGGTTCTCCTAGTTCTACGTTTACACAGGTAACTCCTAATACAGGTGTACAGCTCATTCAGAATGCTATTACTACTACGTTTGATACAACCGGTAAGAAAACTACTTGGAATTCTCCAGGTACTACCGGAATTCAATCTGGCGTAGCTGCTAATAACACTCTTGTGGGTGGTGGCGCTTGGTTAGGTAATATACCTCTTATCACTAATACTATTGTTCCACTGCCTAATTCGGCATGGATTAGTACTATTGCTACAGGTGCGTATACTAATGGTTTACTTAAGTTCCGGCTTAAGTACACAATCTATGGAAACATTAGTTTCTAATAATGATTTATGGTGTGGGGTCTTCGGACCCCCACTATATAGAAAGGATAAATAAATGGCTGTTGTTGATCAAGCTCGACTTATCGATATGGCAGGATTGGACGATAGTATCAACAATACTAGAGTTCGTGCCACAAAGACTCCTATTGTTGTAGGATCTACTACTTTTCCATCTAATCCGTTTGGAACTAATTACATCGATGGTACTGGTACGCCAGTAAGTGTTACTTCTGGTACTAGTTTTACTTTTACAGCAGGTAATCTTTTAACAGGTATTATAGTTGCTAATCCTACTGCAGCTATTACTGGTACTTTTGATACTGCTGCAAATATTGTAGCGGGTGTTAATGCAGTGACTGCTGGTGCTGTTGTTGGAGATTACATTTCTTGTTTAATTATAAATGGAAATAACACTAATGCTCTAACGCTAGCTGCTGGTGCAGGTGGTAGTTATGATGCAAATCAGTTAGCTGCTGCTCGTATTATCTCTGCTAATGCGTCTAAATATTGCTTATTTAGGTTAACTAATGTTACTTCTGGTTCTGAAGCTTATGTAGTCTATTCCTAATGGCAGACAAAATCACTCTAGGTAGTGTAGGAAACATTGATAATAGTTTACTATCTACCATTAATAATAACAATGCTTTAATTACTACTGCTTTTGATAATACACTATCTAGAGATGGTACTACTCCTAATCAGATGTTTGCTTCTCTGGATATGAATGGTTTTCAAGTTCTGAATCTTCCAGCTCCTGCTACAGTTAATTCTCCAGCTAGATTAATAGATGTGGTTACTCCAGGTTCAATAACTATAACAACTGCTACTACAGGTACATCTGGACACTCAGTTCCATTTTTAGATGGAACTAATACTTGGTCTGCTCCTCAGACTTTAACTTTAACTACTGGAGCAGGTGCTACTGCGTTAGCAATAAATCAGACAGCATCTGGAAATACTTCAAATACTAGTTTGAATACAATATCTATTACTGATACTACAACTTCTAATCCAGGATTTTCAAATGGTCTTTTTATTAATCAGCAACTTGGTGCTAACATTACAGGTGGAAGACAAGGACTTTTAAGTCAAGTTACACTGAATGCTGCATCTGGTGTTGGGAGTACCAATAGAAATTATATTGGAATTGTTGGATATGGAATAGCTGGTTCTGCTGATAATGGAACTGGTGTTACTTCTGCAACAGGACAGGGATCTTTCTTTGGTATTCAGGGCATAGCTACTACTGCTGCCTCTGCAACTAATCTTCTAGCAGTATCTGGAGCTGCTTTTAATCTCATTACAGCCGCTGGAAGCACTATGTGGGCTAAGTCTTTAGCTCAATTTTCTCCAGGACAAACAGATGGTGCAGTCGGCTCTGGTATTAATACCATGTTATGGTGCTTCAATGAGGCTGGAGGAACTCCCAAATGGACTAATGCAATTCTTATTGATCATCAAGGTGGTGTAGGTTCATGGCCGATAGCTACGACTGGAACTATTATTAAAACTAATGGTAATGGAACTGTAGCAAATGGTATTGATTTCACTAATACTACATTCACTGCTTCTTCTTTCTCTAGTCCTGGTTTTGCTGTAAATCCTACAGGAGGAATTAGTTCAGGAGCTGCTGGTGGAACTAGCGGTACTATAGCTTTTGCTGGAAGTACTAGTGGTTCTGTATCCTTAGGTTCTAATTCTACAGGAACTTTACTAACTTGTAATCAACCTATTCAAACAGGTGTTATAGGCTCTGTAGCTGGATCTGTTACAATAGCTGGCTTAACTAGTGGTTCAGCAGTTTTAAGTTGTTCTGCAACTGCAGGTACTCTTCAATTAGGAGCAGGTAATGCTTTAATTGATTCAGGTGGAAATATAACTACCAATGGTTTTGTTCAAACATTTAAAGGTACAGCTCCTCCAGCAGGTGGAGGTGCCGTTGTATTCTTTACAACTTTAGCAAATCTTGGTATTTATGTAGGAACAGGAAATCCAACTGCATCTGCTGCTAAAGGTTCTATATATTTAGAAACTGGTGCAGGTCAACTCTGGCTTAATACCAGTGGTTCGACGACTTGGACTCAAGTTACGGTGCCATGATGGAACAGAAACTTAAACAAATTATTGGTGATTATGTTCTTATAATTGCTAATCTTCAAACAGAAGTTGAAAGACTTCAGGAAGAACTTAAGAAACATGAAGACAAGCCCCAACGGTCGAAGTCTAATTGAATCCTTTGAAGGTCTAATTCTTCAATCCTATGATGATTATAATGATCATGTAGTTAATCCGGGAGATACAGTTCATGGGACTCTTACTATTGGTTATGGTCATACCAGTGCTGCTGGGGATCCTAGCGTATTTCTTGGGCAAGTACTTACACAGTCTGACGCAGATAGAATCCTCGGACAAGATCTCGGACGAGTCGAACAAGAAGTAAACTCTCTTGTTAAAGTTCCTCTGAATCAGAATCAGTTTGATGCTCTTGTTTCATTTCAATTCAATACGGGAGCTCTAGGACATTCTTCTGCCTTACCTCTTTTAAACGAAGGTAAGTATACAGAAGCTGCAGATCATCTGTTATTATATGATAAAGCAGGTGGTAGAACACTAGCAGGTCTAATCCGTCGTAGGAAGGCCGAGGAGAAGCTTTTCCTATCACAGGCCACTACCCTACCTGACCCCTCTAAAAAACCTACCAGTGACGCTCCTACGAGCTTCTGGAGCCATCTGGTCAGCCTTCTAACAACCTTTATGAAAGGAAAATAATATGTGGACTACATTCTTAGAATATGCAACTCCGATTGGAACCGTCGTAGGTTTTGTCGTGGGTTGGCTCGGAGGTCATTATACTTTTGTCGGTCTCAAGAATGGGATCGTCACAGAAGTTAATACCTTGAAATCAGATATGACTGCCATTAAAGCTAAGTTACCTTAATGTGGAGTCTTCTTCTAGGTCTAATACCTGGACTACTGACTACGGTTAATGGCATTACTACAGCTATCTCTAATGAGAGAATAGCTAAGATTAATGCTGTTACTGATCAAGAGAAAGTAGTAATAGATGAACGTATTAAAACCTTAGAAGCTCAAAGAGATGTTCTTATTGCAGATAGTACACACAGTAACTTAGATCTTACTATGCGTACTATTCTTGCAGCAGGTCCTGCTTTTATCTTAGGTAAGGTATTTATATGGGATAAAGGTTTTGCTTGGTATGATGCTTCTACTACCATTAGTCCTGATCTATGGAATGTAATTATGGTGACCATCGGTTTCTATTTCTTACATAATACCATCGTAGGTACTGCAAAGGAGTTTATGAAACAATAATGCAAAAGTTAACTCTACTGCAGTTAGTGCAGAGTATATTAAGTTCTATGTCTTCTGATGAGGTAAACTCTATAGGAGATACGACTGAATCTATGCAAGTAGCTAATATAGTTCAAGCTACTTACTTCAATGTAGTTAATAGGGCTGGTCTACCTGATCAATTTGAACTGTTCCAGCTTAATCCTTTTACTGATGCTACTCAGCCAGTTATGATGACTAGACCTGATAACATTGCTAAGATGGAATGGATTAAATATTTCAATACTAATCCTTTCCAAGGTACTCAGTTTACAACTCAGTTTGGAGCTTTCAGTCATGGTCTTAACTTAGATCTTATTACTAGTAATTGGACTACTTCTTCTACATCTATCAATACCATCGGTACTGGATTAAAAACATTTACAGTAGCTTCTAATCTTCCTGCATTCGTAGGACAACAAGTACAGGCTTCTAATGGTGGTACTAATACTATGTTAGGTACTGTC